CCGTCTCTAATAAGTATCCGCTCACGTATCTTTGACCAGGCTCTCGTGCCTCCGTTAGCTCTTGCTGACTTAGCTGGCATTAGTGATAGCCATTAGCTTGGAAGAATCTCCACGAATTGCACATAGATCCGTAGCGTCCTTTGATGTATCTGATAGTCCAATCAATCTGACGATAACCATCTAGATTCTTATAGGTTTCATTACGCATCTGGCCGATACCGTAGTGCGATCCATTACGAGCCTTCGGATTCCATTGTCGATTCTCTTTGTTTATCAGCTTATAGAAGCATTGATATTGCTCATCATTAACAATCCTTGAATGTGCATAGAGCTTGAATGAATCGCTTTGTGTAGCTGCTTTGGCCTCGACTGTTGTGGATACTGTCAAGATCAGAATTGACATAGGAATAGCTAATAAGTTTTTATTATTTTTTATCTTTATTTTTATTATCTTTTTATTTATCTTTATTTTCAAGATATTATCTTTCAAGTATAGCGATGGATCCTGACAATCTGTCAAGGATTGAGTTCGGTGTGTCGCATCGTCCACAGGTGCCTGTGGATAAGTCTGTGGATAACTATTCATGAGCAGTCCTCGTCCTCATGGTCGATAACGGCTTCTTGCAGTGCAAAGGATCCGTCCATAATGCCACGATTCTCAATTTTAATGATTGCGCCACATTGACATTGATAACTCATTTTGACAATGCTCATAAATCACTCACTAATGAATCATCGACTAGCTTGACCGAGAATGTTCCGCAACCAGAGCATTGAGCGAACCATTCGTGCATCGTCAATTCGGCTCCCTTTGTGATTAGGTGCTCTTTACGCCCATCACCGTAGAGCTTCTTGCATATCGAGCAATCAAATCGCAGCAGTGGCATATTCGCTCCTGACCAATGTTTCAATCGGATTCAGATTGGCCTGATCGACCCACCAGGAATCCTGACGCGGATTCTTAAACCGCTTGCGTCTAGCAAAGGCTACTGGAAGCCAGCCGGCGATGTGATAAACCGGCGACTTTCCGACTACTAGCACTGCGATGTCAGTCTCACGATCGTTTGGATAGACGATGAGATTGCCGCCAACATAAGACGTCCAGCGTACTTCTAGCCCTTGACCTACATCAGCTCCTCGCTTGCCGTTTGAGACGTTGATGTCATAGTCGAGGCCGAAGTATCTGGCCACAATCATTTCAGCTCCCAGAGATTCGGCGTATTCCGTTACCTGTTCGTGATTATTTAGCTTGGAGTTGTAGCGAATCGTTGTTCCTAATTGGCCACTGTATGAGAACACCACATCAACTGCTCGCTTATGAATAGCCCATTCATCAGCCGCGCTAATAGTCATTTTCTGCATTGGCCACAGAACCAAAGTATTGGCTCACCAGAAACATCACGTTGATAACCGGCACGATCTAGAATCTCGATGCGCTGGCAATGATCGCACTGCTCACATTTGAACTCTGCAACAATTTTGCCATCAATCAGAGTCCGGCCAATCATCGTGTCCACGTCAATCATTTCAGTTACGCGGCTCATACCTGTGGCCTCCACTGTCCATCAGATCCGAGCATGTACCAAACTGGCGCACACTGCTTCGCCTTAGCCTTTTCGGAGCACATATAACCGCCCCAGCCTTTATTGGTCTTCACTGACGTTCCTTCACGCCAGATCATGTGGCCATGAGAACACAATGGTGCAGCAGCTACTTGAACGCCACCTAACGTTTCTTTGATGGTGTCAATAGCTACTCCAAGAGTCGGAATGCCTGCCTCTTCTGCCTCTTCGCGTGTCTTAAACGATGGCACGTCTCCGTGTTTAGTGTTCCAGTAGTCATAGGCAACGGCAGAATCTTGCACAATCTTAGGATCGATGCGCTCGACCTGTTGCATATTCTGGACAGTCGGCCGCTTATCGGCTCCCAGTACCAGTCCGACGCAACGCCCAATCGCTGATGTGACTGTGTCCTCAACGAACCACTTCTTCATCTGGACGTTGTAGGTGTTCACGTTGCCGAATGCGTAATCGATACCGGCTGGCTCTTGGTCGTCGTAATGGCGATATACACGGCATTCGACTAGGACATAGCCCTTCTCCAGGTTGATGTCCATGATTGATGTGTGGATCTTGCCGTCTTTGTGTGTAGCCCAGAATCGCTGAATGCGTGCAGCTACATCTTCGTAGTTATCTAAGAAACTCACTTGGACACCGCCTGAGCTGATGCGTGACGGCCTACGGCTCGACCGCGTTGATAGCCTTCTTTGTGGCCTTCTTTGTAGCCCATTGTGTAGCTCACAATCGACCAAAGAATACAGGCCAGACACATAAACAGAAATAAACCGATTTCACCTGATGTCATTTTTTGCTCCCGTGAGAGCCTTGTCGAATGCTCCCAGATACAGAGTGACATCGATGACTGACATGGTCAAGTAATGAGCGTATTTTTCGGCGTGTCCTCGCTCTGTTTTTGTTTTGCTTTAAGTCCATTACCAGCTAGGACGCCGCCAAGTGAGCCAGTTAAGAAGATCGCCAATGTCTTGAGTAAATCGATAAAGGCTGCATCGTTAGGAGCTTGTCCGCCGATTGGCTGCGTAACGAAAATAAGTGCATAAGTAATACCTAATGTGACTATAAAAAATACTGCCGCCAATGTTGATCCAATAATGAGGATAAGCTGCGCGTGAACGTCCTCTGGACTACGGCGTCGTGACGGCCTCTGGATAGAATGATCCAATGATGTCCTCAGTGCATGTTCCAGTAACGATACAGGCTGGCTTCTGACATTCTGTTTTCTCCCAGTTTTCATAGACTTGGCACTCATATCTAATTTGATCTCCTAAATTGCAGGAAGATAAGGCCAGCAGTAACGAGCCTAGCCCTATCCACCGCCACACTTATTTCTTGCCGAATCCGTAAGCTGCATCTTTTGGATTAAGAAACTTGGCCGCCGGAGCTAATAGCCCGGCTAGAAAAGCATTGACCAAGACTTTCGGATCCGAAATGCCAGACATATACAGAGCTGCTACGGCCGAGAGTGAAGCTCTCAACCACGATGCTCCTGCTGATTTTAATTCCTTCATTTTTTCTTCTCCTTTGGCTTTGCCTGTGGAAGTGGCTCGACCACTGGATATTCTCCAGCATAGGCAACAAGCTTTGGCCTAGCGAAACCGACAATTTCTTTGCCGATGTAGCGTTGCTTGACCATTACCATTCCGCCGTTGCGCTGGTCTCCAGTGCCGGACGTGTTGCCCTCAATGCAGAACACACTGGTCTTGCCTACCTTGACCACAATTCCGATGTGGCTGATGCGATCAATGCCATCGTGTGGAAAGTCCATAAAGCATAAATCTCCAAGCTGCGGCTTATCTTCAATCCAGCGTCCAAGCTCTTTCATCTTATGAGCTCCAGCAGCCGTTGAAACCATTGATGGAATCTTGACGCCGGCAGTGTGAAAGACCCAGTTGCAGAAGGATCCGCACCAGGGCAATCCATCGGCCTTTGTGAACTTGCCGTACTTTGTCAGATTCTCGCCAGTCTCAATCGTGCCGACTTCAGCTAGTGCGACTTCGATGATCCGTGCAGCAGTGCCCTCCGGATATTTATTCATCGCTCGTAACTATTGGTGTGGATTGTTCCGCTTGTTGCGCTTCATAGGTTGATTTGAGCATTGAGGTAAATGACCCGTCAGCGTGTTCAACAATGGCGTGTTCTACTTCAACGCCTTCTAAGTCTGTAACTTTTACGAAATCTACTTTATCCATTGTCATCTCCTAGAGTTCTGCCGTATAGCCGATGTAATAAGCAGTTGAACCGCTTGTTCTAAAGAACCCAGTACGCCCAGCAGTTGCACCCGATACAGTTGCATTAACTGCAACCACTTTTGGATTGGCATAACTGGTATCTATTGTTATTGCTGAAGGTGTAAAAGCGGCTGAATACTCAAAGACAGAAACACTTGAATAATCAACGGCAGTTGGTGTGACACGCATTGTGGTTGGTAGTGGTGTCATAATTACTGCGTTAGTCGCTGAAGTAAAAGTTCCATAACCTG